CCTCATAATGGTTATCAGAATGTACTACGTGCTATAAGAGGTTCTGCTGATTATACTGGCACACCCACTACCTATACACATCTAGGACAATTGGATGCAAATACGGTAGCTTATAAGACCTCTGCGGGCTATCAACAAGACCTAACTACTGATAGTGGTGGTAGAACATTATCCTCTGCTTATAAAGCCAGAGTAGAGCACAATACGTATGGAGATGTAAACGGATTCTTTGCAACAGTATCTGTTAATGGTCATGCCAATATGGCAGGAATTAGTGGTAACTGGACTGGTGCCCCAAGTGGAACTGTATGTGGTGGTGAGGTATATGCTAACGCCGCTAAGACAAACTTGTATGGACAAGAGTTTCAACTCTATAGTAACAGTAAAGATAATACTACTGCTTTTGGTGCAGTATATGGACTCTATCGTGATAACACTGTAGCAAGTTATAATAATGTATGGGTTGGTATAAGAGCTCAGTCTAATGGTGCTTCATATTCAGATGTAGGTTTTCAAGCAGCTAATAACTTTAAGGTTGGTTTTGATGCCTCTTCTATGGCGTTAGATACTAATAAAGCTGTGTTCACTATGCCTGAGGGTGGTCGTATTTATATGGGAACCCCAGTGACCACTTGGCCTGCTATTATGCCAACACTTACTGGTTCTTATATTGATACAGAGAATACTAAGATTAGGGGTAGTGTTCCATTTGGTGTAATTAGCACACAAACACATCTATTAAAACTAGATGCTGGTGATAGTGCTCTACATGAAGTAGATGGAACTACAGGTGCTGTTAAAGTAAATATTGATGGTGACTTAAGATATATTCCATATTCTTCTACTCCAACAGGAGCAACTGGTGGTTCTACTAATGGACTACTAAATGTAAGAGATTATGGTGCTACTGGTGATGGTGCAACTAATGATACAACTTCTATTCAGAATTGTATCAATGACTGTTTCTCTACTGGTGCTAACATGTTGGTTCCAGCAGGAACCTATTTAGTTACTGCTCTTACTATGAGTAGTGATAGTTATGCTAATCACTTCTCTATCTTTGGTGAAGGTAGAAATAAAACCATTATCCGTAAGTATGCAACTTCTTCTGCTGTAGTTCTTACCATTGGTGATAGTACACCAGCAATCTTTCAAGCTAATATTACTATTGAAGGTATTACCTTTGATGGATTAAATAGTACAACTGCTGCTACTGTACGTTCTTATGATATGGTTAGAAGTTCATTTAAGGACTGTAGATTCTATCGTGGTGCTATTGCTTATGAATCTTATGGGGCTGTTGCTAATCAGTTTTATAACTGTATGTTTGACACAGCTAGTTATGGTATTAAACTACTATGGGCTTCTGGTTTAACAAGTTCTCCTAACGAAACATTATTTAATGGTTGTCAGATTGTTGATAATACTTTATGGGGTATTTATTTTGAACATGGTGCAGTTTGTGTTCTAGATTCCTGTGAAATTGAAGGTAATGGTACAACTGGTAATAGTAGTACTGGTGGTGTTTATGTTGGTGCATTAGAAACATTAAACCCATCTTTAGTTAATAGTATTGGTATTATTGCCCAAAATTGTTGGTTAGAAGACAACAGAGGTAGAGCAAGTTTCTACTTTACAGATGGTAGAAATACAGTGGAGAATTGCTATTTTATTAATAATTCTAATTCTACCTATGATATATATGCAACTGGTGGTACGTATAAGGCAAGTAATATTTCTTTTATGACTGCTAAAACATATAACATATATGAAACTAGTGGTGTTTCTATTGGTGGTAGTATTGTTGATTTACAAGGTTCTGGATTTACACCAACTGTATTATTAAGTACGACTAAAACTACACGTGATTATGGTGGTGTTCAGTCTGGTGTAAACTCTTCTGCGGCAGATGGTACTTTTACAATAACATTCGCAAGACCATACCCAACAGGAACACAACCTACTGTAGTGGCTACTATTGTTGCAAATACTACTACATCTATGAGTGTTATTGAATTACATACTATAACAAATACAGGATTCTCTGGACGTACTAAAGCATTAAGTGGTGGTTCTATCTTAAATGTAACTAAAGAATTCTTCTGGACTGCGACACATCAAAGATGATAGATCAACAATTATTTAATATTGCTATAGCAGTATGTGGAGCTTTATCTGGTTGGTGGATGAAAGCTATGTGGGATGCAGTTAAGGATTTACAAAAAGCGGACATACAACATACCAATGAAGTTACTTCTTTAAAAGTACTTATTGTAGGTGAATATGTAAAACAAGAAATGTTTGATAAGACAATGACTGCTTTATTTGCTAAGTTAGATAGAATAGAAGATAAAGCAGACGCACGTTGGAAAGAACATACAGACGAGGAAAAACATGGCAACAAGTAATAGTACTGATTTTACTGTTAGTAGAGATCAGATTATTTATGGTGCTCTTAGACTCTGTGGAGCTTTAGCTGTGGGGGAAACCCCACAGACTGCTCAAGTAACAGAAGCTAATGAGGCTTTAAATATGCTGGTTAAAGCTCTACAGGCAGAGGGTATGCCTCTATGGGCTATAGAACAATATACCCTAGTACCTGTAATAGGGACTAGTTCTTATACTATTGGTATAGGGCAAACAGTAGACAGACCAAAACCACTAAAGATACATCAAGCATTTAAACATGATACTAGTACTAACGTAGATATTCCTATGCGTATTATTACTAGAGATGAGTATAATCGTTTAGGTAATAAAACGACTTCTGGTACTCCTATACAATTATACTATGATGTTCAGAATACTTATGGTATAATACACGTTTATCCTGTTCCTTCTTCTGTAGAACAAACAATAACAATTGTATATCAAAGACCTTTTCAAGATTTTGATACTTCAGAGAATACACCAGACTTTCCACAAGAGTGGTTTGATACTCTTAAGTATGGACTGGCTCATAGATTATCAGGAGAGTATGGTTTAACTATAGAAGACAGAAGACAGCTACAACAAGAATATATTGTAATAAAACAAGAAGCACTTTCTTTTGGAACTGAAGAGGGTAGCTTCTACATTGTTCCAAGGGAATATTAATGGCTAAACAAAATACAGCAGGAAACATAACAAAAAAGACAGTTAGAATACCATTAGTAGGTAACCTACAACAAAGAAATACTTCTGAGGTTAAAGACCAACAGTTTCTAAATTTTATGGTAGAAACTACGTTTAATCCTGTAACAGAAACTAAGAAACTTTTCTTAGTTAAGAGACCAGCATTCACTGTGTATCCAGGAAGTTTCACAGAATCTGGTGTAGAAGGTAGGGGTTGTTGGTCTTTTAGAAATATTGTAGTTTCAATACACAATGAGAAAGTATATTTAAATGGTAATGATAGTTACTTTAGACTATCTACTTCTGTAGGGCCAATTGGTGCTACTGAATTTAATAATATAGAAGATAATAATAGACCTGCTTTATTTATAGCTGATGGTATTGATGCTTGGATACTTACCTATGATTTAACTTTTTCTAGAGTTGATAATAAGTATTTAAATAGACAACAAAATACAAAATATGAAGTTGGAGATAGGGTTGTAAATATAGGATATTTACAAGGATATGAATGTGTTATTGCTGGCAGAACAGCCGACGTATCTGACCCATCAGCTTTATGGCCTGTTGGTTTAAATAATACTGTATATGATGGTACTGTACTATGGAAATGTTTTAATACTTCTTATACAGGACCAACTGCCTGGACTGCTTCTGCATCTGTTTCTTTAGATGCTATTAAGAAACCTACTATTGATAATGGCTATTGGTATAAATGCTCTACAGCAGGAACAACTAGTGGAACAGAACCAGCAGACTGGCCTTTAGGTATTGGATTAACAGTAACTGATGGTACGGTTGTTTGGGAATGTGCAGGAGAGTATGGTGGTTTTCCAACACCACATATACCTACTCCTATTTATATGGATAATTATATTGTCCTAGCAGACGCTAATAGTAATGATATTTATAATTGTAATATAACTAAACCAACTTCTTGGGGAGCTTTAAGTTTTGTTTCTGTAGAAAACTTTCCAGATAATATTGTTGGATTAGCTAGACAGAATAATTACATTGTTGTATTTGGTACTAATTCAACTGAATTCCTATATAACTCTGCTAAAGCTAATGGACTAACTGATTTTGATAGCCCATTCTCTCCTCATGAAACTCTATTACTACAAGTAGGGGCTATTAGTAGAAGTGCTATATTACAATCTGAAAAGACTATTATATTTATTGGTAATAGTAATTTAGGTGGTAGAAGTATTTGGAGAATTGATGGTACTACAGCTAAAGAAATCTCTTCAGAATATGTTGAAAAGTTTATTGATCTAGAAGATGGTAGTACTCCTATATATGGACAGGGTTTTAGAATAGTTGGACATTTACTCTATACTATAAACCTACCAACATCAAATAAAACATTCGTTTATGATGTAGAAGAAAACTTCTGGACTGAGTGGAGTTATTTTGGAGAAAGACTTCCTTTTGTAGATTTTGCTGAGAGTCCTTTAAACTTCCTAGTTTTTCAACACTCAAATGGTGGGTTGTATACAATGAATCCAAATACATATATGGATCAATTTACATTAGATTTCTCTACTGTATCAGCTACTATAGATGCAAGAATAATATTAAGTAAACAAGATATGGAAACAGATAATTATAAATTCTATCATCAGTTTACTCTTATTGGGGATAAGATAGATGATCCGATATACTTGTCTTGGTCTGATGATGATTACCAAACATGGTCTACAGAAAAAGCATTACCTGCTGGAACACGACCTTATTTTATGAGGTCTGGCCATAGTAGACGAAGAGCTTGGAAACTACGTTATCCTTGGGATAGTAAACTAAGACTAGAAGCAATAGAACTTACCTACACTATTGGAGATCATTAATGTCAACTAGTCTACCGCCACCACCAAAAGGTGAGGATAAGGATGTTAATTTTGATTGGCTTCTTAGAGTTAAAAATAGTGTGAACACTTTATTAACTACCTTACATAATGGTCTACAAGGACTTCAAGGTGGAAATACAACCGAACGATACCACCTAAGTTCTGCTAGATATACTTCTATTAATTCTGGAATAACAACAACAATAATAACAGCTAAAGTAACCTCAGGTGGTGTAGATGGAAGTATGACATTTACTAATGGTATTTTAACCTCACAAACGCAGGCAACATGAACTTCTATTATGCACAAAATGATGTACCAGAAGAAGTAAAGAATGTAATACTTACAGCAGACCTAAAACAGTTTGGTTGGCATACAGATGAAACCAATCCAGAACTAGTACTTGATATGTTAATTAAACGTATGAGTACTGGTTCTGTTGTTGTTGGTTATCATAAAGAATGTGTTTACTTTATAACTGATTACTTTCCAGGTGTTGTTCTATTAGATAGTCTTCGTGGTAAGGATGCTTCTATTTTTGATTATATAGATGGTGTAAAAGAATTACTAAGATATTTGGAAGACCAGACTAAGATACACAAAGTGGTAACTAAAACACCATTTAAAGAATTAAACAAATTACAAAAGAAAATTGGTTTCGATATAGAGGGTACTCATAAAGAAGAGTACTTAATGCCTGATGGCTCCTACGCTGATACTTATTCTTTTGGTTATATATTAAGGAGATAATATGCCTGTTATTGGAATAGCATTTACTGCTATAGGCTCTAGTATTGGTACTGCGGCATTCGCAGGGACGGCTTTAGCCGGTGTAGGTGGTTATATCGGAGCAGGTATTGCTGGTGGTTTATATGCTTCCAGTCAGGGTGGGGACTTCGGTAAAGGTTTCCTTATGTCTGCTGTAGGTAGTTGGGCAGGAGCACAGTTAGGAGAGTCATTTGGAGGTATTGGTGGTGCAGCAGGAGGTATGTCTGAAGCTGCCTTCCAAGCAGCAGATGCCGCTAGTCTTATGGGTACTACAGATGCTTTTGGTAATCTCTTGGGTTCTGGTGCTGTAGGTCAGAACATGGGTGCTGCCGCAGGTAATTGGGGTGGTGTTAATGCTGCTGCTATGGCAGGTATGGGAGATTATGCTGGTACTGATTTTGCTGGTATTACTGGTGAGATTTCCCCTGTTGCTGGTGAAACTGGTATGACTGATACTGGAGATTTCGTATCTCCAGGTAAGACACAGTGGGAAATGGAGAGTGGTTATACTCCTGGTCAAGGAATGACTATTAACACTGATAATATGGGTACTCCTACTGATGGACTAACAAATCCATATTCTATGGGTGAACCAATGCCTACTGGTGATATTGATCCACAATCATCTTATCCTTCTTTAGAGGGTAATTATAGTGGTGGATTAGAACAAGGTGGTTTAGAGAATATATCTTCTCCTGCTTCTGGAGGTAACTCTGCTGGAGTATTCCCTTCACAAGAATCTGGATTCATGGATAGGATGAAGGGTTGGATGAATGAATCTGATGGTAAGTTAGCTCAATATGGTATGCCTAAAGGTTCAACTGCTGTGGGTATGTTAGGTGCTGGTCAATATCTCATGGGTAATTATGAGACATATAAAGCAGAACAAATTGCTAAAGGTATGAAACCTATGACATTAGAAGAGTACCAGAATAAAATGTACAATCCTAATGACTATAAGGTAGCTGCTAATAGTATGGCTCAAGCAGGAAGAACAGGAACACTACCAGTATTGTTAGCTAGAATGAAACAACAATCTTCTATGGATTATAACAAGAATTATCTACCTAATGCTAATCAGAATTGGTGGAATTCTAATGCTAATATTAGCCAAATGAAGATGAATAATTTAGGTAATCTAACCCAACCACTATCTATGTCTTGGGCTATGAATAAGGCGCAAAAATAATGGACTTACAAGGACTTTACGGAGATTATAAACCACAAGGTTTAGTTGGTGGTATGGTTAGTGGTTTAAATACTGGAGCTAATTTAGGTCAGCTATTCTCTAATACTCGTAGTACCAACCAACAAACTGATGCTAGGATACAGAATCAAGAATTAGATTTAGCACAGAAAAGTGTAGAGTTAGATAAAGGTTTAATGGCTAATGATTTGACTAGAGCAGTACAGACTCCAGAGATTCTTGATCAGAAAAGTGATAATGCTTATAATAAAGAATCTTGGGAAAAGTTAGACATGAAGAAGAAGATGGAACTTCTTCCTTTTGAAAAAGCTGTACAAATGTTTGATGCTCAAGATAAAGCTAACTTAGAATTTACTACATCACTCTCCAATGCTCTTAGATCAGGTACAGAAGAAGATTTATATCAGCAACTTAAACCGCAACTAAGTTGGGATCAAAGAAAGAAGATTGAAGATGTTCTTGTAATGCTAAAACAGAATCCACAGTATAGAGCAAAGGCTGTTAAAGAAACAGATGAGCTTGCTTGGAAGATGGCTGATACTAAGAATAGAGGGACATTAGCAACACAACAAGAGCGTTGGTTACAAATCCTAAAAGGACAACAAGGATATTCTGAAGCTTCTGTTAGAGCGTCAAGAGAGACTCCTGAGAACAAGGATATTTGGGATACTAAGAAGATTGCTGCTCGTTTAAGAGAACAACATAAAGATTGGTCAGAAGCACTTGTTATGGCTGAAGCTGTTAGACTACGTAAGTCTCAAGAAACAGGTATGAGTGTTGATGGTAAACCAATTGGCGTAGAAGGTTCTAAAGGAATACCTAGTTTTGCACCATCACCAACTACACAAGCTCCAGCATCTGGAGGCTGGGTTAAAGGTCCTGATGGGGTAATGCGTAAACAATAAGGAATAATAATGGCTATTTATGAAATGCCCGATGGTAATAGGTATGAGATAGAAGATCCAAACGAAGTAGATCAGTTATATAAATCTTTAAGTAAAGAACAAAGCACCTCTGTAATGGAGGATGTAAAAACTGGTTTAGTACAAGCTGCTAGACCATTTGTGCAAGCTGGTTATACTGGTTTAGGTCTTCTTGACAAAGATAATATTTTATCCATAGATGAAGAAAGAAAACAAACTTTAAAGTCTATGGATACTTGGGCTAATCCAGATGAAAAAGAACAATCTTTTGGGGGTAAATTAACTAGTGTTGGAGCAGGATTAATTCCTGGTTTGATTACTATGCCTTTATCTCCTTTTGATACAGCACAAACATTAGCTGATGTAGGAGAACCAACAGGTTCTCAATTCACTGGTGGTGTTTTAGATACTGCTGGTAATGTAGCTGGTTTTGGTTTACCTGGAATGGTTGGAAAAGGTATAGTTAAAAAAGTAGCATCTGGTGCAGCTATAAATGCTGCTCAAGATACTCTAACTAGAGCAGCTATATCTTCACAAGCTATTACTCCAAAAGGCATGGAGATATTTAAACCCACTATGGAAACGGCAGCATTAGCTGCTGTTCCTGGTGGTGCTATTGGTGGTATTCATGGGGCTATAGATAATAAACGTACTGCTCTTATTGTAGAAGCACAGAATATTCTAAAAGAATTAGAAGCTGTAGAGCAGAATAGAGGTACTGTTAGTCAAGAATTAATAACTAAAGCTATTCGTTCTGCTGATGAACAAATACTAGCTACTGAGAAGAATCTCTATGGAATAATGAGAACTTTTGATAAACTACAAGAAGTTGATCCTATTAAAGCTCAAGAGTTCTTACAAACAGTACTACCCTCTGTTAAGGAACATATCTTTACTATTAGAACTGACTTAGGTTCTATAGACAAACTATCTACTAAACATCCAGAACATGGATATGAGTTTAGAAACAAAGGTGATTTAGCTGTTAATAAGATTATTGATAAGTTTAAACTAACTGATGAAGAGCCCATTGTTCGTTCTGAGAACTCACCTGTACTTAGAGAAGAGTTTCAATGGGATGAAGCAACCCAAAGACCTCCTATGGATAGAGAGGAACTTATCCGTGAGTATGCTAAAGAAGAAAACATCTCCATTGAAGAAGCTAATAGACGTATAGCTTTTGACGAAGAGGAGCTGAACAAATTCCTGGAGAATGAATATTCTGGTAGATGGGATGGTGATACACCAACATCTAAGTTACCTGAGGATATTCTCTTTAAAGATATTCCAGAAGAATATAAACCAGTAATTGAGCGTGCTCTTAAAACTCTAGGTTTAGATAAAGAACTTGTAGCTTTCTATTATAAGAAAGAAGGTGGTAGTCAAGTTACTTATAATAAGGATGGTAGTTATTCTGTAGGTATACAAGCTAGAGATATTCCTGCTAATATACTAGCTAAGTATCCAAACCTTAGTGCACAGCAGATGAAGAAGCTATCTACTGCTTGGTCTATTGCCCATGAGTTAGGACATATTATTCTATTCAAAGCTATACAAACTGATATATTCAATGGTAAAGCATTGAGGGTAGCACTTGATTATAAGAAGTGGTTTAATAAGAATAAAGTACCAGCTCAACAAATGGGAGCTGCTATAGCTCTTAGAGACTTTCCTAGATATAGAGAATACTACACACACTTTAATGAGTTCTTTGCACAACGAGTAGCAGAACAATTATTAAACCCAACCAAGCATAATATCTCACGTGGATTTGTAGCTAATATTAAAGTTTTATGGAAAGAATTAGTTACTTCTTTTGAGTTACCAGCAAATACTTTCCGTGCTGTTGATGATTTAATTAATGATATTATTGTAGCTAATAAGAAAACTGTAGAAGATACTGGTAGTACTCTATGGGAAATGGCTGCTGTTAAAAGAACTTTCGATCAAACTAAATCTATTAACGCAGTATTAGGAAGTAAGAGATATGACTCTAGTAATAAAGCAACTCCTGAAGAGATATTAGCTAGAGCTAAAGCTGGTGAAGATGAAGCATTACCTATTAGTGCTGAAACAGGTATGAGAATACTCAAAGAAATTAGAGATATTCCTAGAACTATGCTTAACTATGGTTTTGGTTTACAACAGAAGAGACAATTCTTTGAAGCTAATGAACCTGTACAATATACTATTCAGACTATTATAGATGCCACTAATACTCAAGCTTCTCAAGTATCAAGACTGTTGCAAGGTAGTCCACAGACAACTACAAGTAATAAACGTATTTGGTCTTTAAAGAGAAGTGAGGCTGAGAATAGTCCTAAAGTATTATTAGGTAAGAGTACTGATGAGGATGTCTATGCTGTAATGAAAGTATTCCAAGAAGGTTTTGATAAGTGGACATATTCTGAAACACTACAAAATCTAGGGCATACAATGACACCACACCAAGTTAAACTATTTAAATCTTTAGCTACTATGTTTACACATCTATCTGGCTTGGCTGGTGGGTCTATCCCTAAGAGTCGTAAGGGTTGGTTCCCTGCTACTCGTAATGGTAACTTTACTGTTACTTTACATTTACCTGGTTCAGATAGAGTGAGAGCCTTTGATAATGGAGAACCAGAATTAACTACTGCTGCATACACACAAACCTTTTTTAGTAAGAGAGAAGCAGAAGTATTCTTAGAGTGGTTTAATAATTTACCTGCTAATGAAAGAGGTGATTTATTTACACATGGAGTTAAAGAAAGAGATCAAACTCCTAAATTGGATAATGCTAGATTAGCCTTAGAAGAGGAACTACAAACATTAATAGATAACGCTCCTAATACTAGGGCAAGTGATTTAACTACTTTAATAACTGCTTTATTTGATAAGTATAAAGGAAAGAAGGATGCACTAGCTGGCCATAGAAAACTAAGACTTTCTATTCCTGGGTATAAGGGTAATGAACTTACTGGAAATATTCAAGAGCAAGGTAGATCATTTAGAGATGCTATTTTCAATAGCGTAGATGAGTATACAACTTACATCATGAAGAACACTCTACATGAAAAGTTAAACCCATTTATAGATGATTTAGAATTTAAGAATAGCCATCCAGATACCTATGAGAGTATTAAACTATTAAAAGACTATGCTACTAATGAGATTAGTACATTTCTTAGTGATACTGGTAAAGCTATTGATGTAAAAGCTGATTACTTTACTGATCTTATTAGAGAAGCATTCATGAATAAGGTTGGTGTTAAACCTACTTATGGACAGACACATTTAACTGATGCTACTCTAGGTAAGTTAAATAGATTATTCTACATCTATGCTCTAATTGGTAGACCTGCATTCTGGACTGCTCAAGCAGTACAATTCTTATGGGCTGGTAGAACTGTAGCTAAGGAAGGAAGCTTCTTTGATATGTTTACTGCTGGTGGTAAAGGATTACTAACTGCTGCCGCACAACCTAAAGATTTTAAAGATGCTGTTAATTTTGTTAAGGAGAATTATCATACATTCCATCCACAGTTTATCAATGACTTAAATACATTTCATTTATTAGAACTAAAGGAAGGTAGTATTAGTCAACATACTTTAGAAATATTATTGGGTGAGAAACAATCCTCTGCTGCTGATACCTTCTCTAGATACATGTCCTTTGCTATCTTATATGAACATTATAAAGCACAAGGATTATCAGGAGAAACTCTTTGGAAGAAGGCTGCTGAGAAGACAGATGAGAATATGGTACAGTATGGTAGACAGTATAAAGCTCCTGTATTCCAGAAGTTTGGTATGTTTGGACAAGCTGTGTCACCCTTACAAACCTTCCCTCAAGCTGCTCTAGGTAACTTCCTAGCTGACGTTAAACACTTAGCTAGTACTCCTGTAGGACAAGGTAAATTAAGAGCCTCTATGCCTGCTCTAGCTACTATGATTGTATCTATGACTATGGCTGGTGCCATTGCAGCACCTATTATGGCTGAGTTAACTGTTCTTATTGAGATGTATAATTGGCTAGCTAAGAAGATGGAACTACCTACACTATTTTCATTAAAGGATCATGTACTGAAAGGTAATAATGATTTCTCTAATAGAGTATTATCACATGGTATGTTGAGTGCTAGTACTATGGCTATTAATGAAGAAGGTTTCGACTTAGGTAGTAGCTTACGTTGGCAGCCAGTGTTCGTTGGTATCCTACAAGGTGAAAAGACTGTAATGGACTACTTACCTACTCTTAAATGGTATGGACAACAAGTAGCTAATGTAGGTACTATTACAAAGGATAAGGCTGATGATAGTTATGTAGATGATGCTACTGTACGTAAAGCTAAGATGGATCTATTCCCATCTGGTCCATTAAGAGGAGCAGCAGATCAGTTCTTCTACAACATGGTTGAAGAGAAGGGTGTTTATGATACTAAGGGAGCTATGAGGAGAGAGAACTCTAACATGGAAGTCTTAGCTAAATTCTTAGGAACTAAAACAATTACTGGTAGTACTGAAGAACAGAAGATGTTTAATGACAAAGTTCGTTCACAAAAGAATAATGAAATTAGAAATGTTCTGCTTAAGACTACTGTAGATGCTTTACAAAAGGATGATGTAGAAACAGTTAGACATAATATTCGTAAGTTAGTTACCGATCATAAGATGGACTTCGCTGGTCTGGAAGCAGCTATCAATGATGAGTATAACAAACGAGAAGTACCATCTGGTGTCAGACAATTTGTTGATAAGAGTGGGAATATGTCTAGAACTAAGAGAATAGATCTGTACAATTACATGCAACGGTATGAGGTGAATCCGTTTACTGGAGAAGAAACAAATAAATGAGTAGAAAACTAGAACACTTACGACAAGATGTAAGAGAGAAAGCAGAATTACTTTTAAAGAAGACTAGTGCTATAGGTATTGATTTACTTATCACTTGTACTTACAGAAGTAATGAAGAGCAAGCAGACCTATATGCTATAGGACGTACTGCTAAGGGTCGAGTTGTTACCAACGCTTTACCCGGAGAATCTAAACATAACAACATGGAAGGGGGTGCTCCAGCATCTCTAGCATTCGACGTTGTACCACTGGTGGCTGGGAAGCCAATGTGGGATGCTAGTAATCCAGTGTGGCAAGTTGTAGGTAGTTTGGGAGAGTCAATAGGACTTAAGTGGGCTGGTAGATGGAAGAGGATGCGAGAGTATCCTCACTTTGAAGTATAGAAAGAAAAGAAAACGGCCCCATCAGGGGCCGTTTCTATGTTAAGCATAACAAATAAACCACGGACTATATAAGTATGTGGCAGTTAGGTAGCATTCAAACCACATAGGTTTCAATACGAGTATATAGTTCTAACTGTTCTTGTACTGCATCTAACTGCATATCCATAGCTTCATAAATGTATTGGTCTAGTGCTGTCATTTCATTCATCTTCTTTATCCTCAATAGTTACTGTTATTTGTTTCTCTGGCATTTCTTCATATTCAAAGGAGATAGAAGCATCTCCCATCATATCATACAATCGTAAGATTGCTTCTTTAAAACTATACTCTTTTTCCTGCATCTTTAATTTCCTCTATTGTGCGTAGACAACCTACGCAATATTTCTTACTACTATCTAACTTACATTGTTTCTTACAAGGAGTTTTATTAACTCCTATCTCAAACGTATAAGTCATGCTCCACACGTACCGCCTTTACCAGTAATAGAACATACATCGTTCTCCTCAAAGACAACACCCTTATGCTTAATAGCTTCAGAGTAAGGTACTTCTGTTAGTGGTTGCCCTCCCCTACTTCCGTCAGGGTAGCAAGTGAAACCACGGAGACGTGGGGCATATCTCGCCAGTACACTAGCAAACGTGTTAACGTCTTGTTCAGAATTTCCTCGTGAGCCCCAGGAGGGTAGGTTGATGGTAGAGCTAATAGACATGTCAACATAATCTTGGATGTCTGCTTGGAACTTGATTCGTTGTTCATAATTATGACTTAATTTATATGCTGTGTCAATAGTGTCACCATCTAATCCATACTCTTTAATTAGAGTGTCGGCCGTACTGTCAACAACATATTCGTATTTCCATTGTGTTCCGTTGGTGAGGTAGCGACGCTTATAAGCAACAGCGAATAGCGGCTCAGCACTTGTTGTAGTGCCTGCGAGAATTCCAATACTTCCGGTTGGTGCGATTGCTCTATAAGCCACAGGTCTAGAGATGTACAACCTGTCACAGTGTTCGTTTGCTGCTCTTTCTGATTCATCTTCATATACCTTTAACCATTTGTGTAGTTCTGGAGTTACTTCGTAAGAACTTCTTCTTTGAAGGAGCCACTCGTGAATTCCCATGAGACCAAGCCCAAGTCGTCTATTTTTCTCCCGAACTTTATAAACTTTCTCATAGGGTAAGTCGGCACGGAGAGTTCCACAAACAAGGAACTTGGAAGCGAGTTGTACGATTGAACTGAACTCTTCCAAACTTTTAATATTGCCAATATTGATACTACCCAAATTGCATACATCACTATCGTCTTCACTCGTAACTTCCGTACAAGCATTCCGAAGCGTTTCATTCTGTTTATCTCCAAAGTTAAAGCTAAATCCAGGTTCACCAGTCTCCATAGCTTGACGTACATTCTGTAAGAAGATTGGATTCTCAGGATTGAAACCCCAAGCATCGTCATAATTAACAGAGATGTTTGTCATATCTAATGTAGCAGGATGATTGAAGTTTAAAGCTTTAGCAGCTTTAGTTTCTTCAGACCAATTCTTAGCATTAAGGAATAAACCAATATCTTCATGTTGCCAATTTAAACTTGCATAAATAGCACTACGTCTACTACCACCCTGCATTACGTTACGACCAATTTCATTAACAGCTTGCATCAATGGAATAGGACCAGAAGCAGTACCTCCTGTACGTTTTAAGGGCCTTCCTGAGGGTCTTAGGATAGAGTAGTCTATACCTATACCACCCCCACTAGAGAGACAAGACATAGCTCTATAAACAATATTAGCCCACTCTTCCCTAGTATCTTCTTCAGCACGTAGTAGATAGCAATTATTGTATGCTTTAAATTCTCTACCTGCATAATAAAGATAACGACCACCTGGAATAAACTTCATCTCCTTTATATATTGTACCAGTTGTTTCCGATCCTCTATACTCATTAGAGGACGCTCTGTACCCCATCTAGTACCACATACATCTTCTATCAATCGTTCTGCTAGTGCATCCCAGGTATCATTATTTCCTTGTGCATATTTAAGTCTGAAGATATTTGCTGCAAAACTATTCTTAAATCTATTAATTTCCATCAGTCGTAATTCTCCCAATAGGAAATATTAATCATAATTTTCCCAATCATTCTCTTCTTCCTCTTCTTCAAACTCATCTATAAATTCATCTAACTTATCTTCTATCTTATCTCGAAATCTTTCTACTAAATCTTCTGAAGAAATCTCCAGAAGTTCTAGTAAATCAATCTCACGTTCTTGTATGAGTCTACGAAGAACATCAGCGTAGGTGTATGACATTATTTCTTACGTACTATAATCTTTTCTAGAGAACGTCCACCGAAATAAGCAGCGAATACTAGGAGTAATAGTGTTTCATATAGGGAGATATAAGATTCTTTAATATCAAATTCAAAGTAACTAGTACTATCTACAGCTACAAAGAATGTCATAGATAGAAGTAAGAATACTAATGAACCGGGTCTAACTTTCTTAGCTAGAGGATCATCACCAGCACTATCTGCTTGCCATCGCTTGGTAATCTCTTCTTCTAGTTTAACTTCTACTGTGTCAGCTTGTTTCTGTGCATCTAGTTGGGCTTGTAATTGAATCTTTGTTAATTCATTCTGAAGCCTAAGTCTTTCTTCATCAGAGGTAATGAGCCTATCAATAGCTTCTCCTGTCTTTTCAACAACAGTAGCTACTGAGGATGAGAATAGTTCAGTTAACCAACTCATCTATTATCCCCGTTACCTTGAATAGTACCACGAGCTTTACGACTCTCTAGCTTCTCATGATTGAGTTGTAATACTTCTTCAGCATTTACATTTATTTCATCACACATTCTAGCTAGATACCAGAATACATCACCTAGTTCTGCAATGACAGCATCCTTATCCCAAGCCAAATCACGTACATATTTCTTTACCTTACCAGCTACTTCTCCAGCTTCTGAGGTAAGACCTAATGCTAAATATTCTATAGCTTTAGAGCCTGGATAAATGGCTGTTGATCTACTCCATATTTGATAGTCATATAATTTCATAATTTATTCCTTTGATTAATTAATGTTTTAATATAAAGAGAAGCATCTAAAAGTTCCTCAAATAGGTGTTGAAGCATATCTTCATCTGTATCTGGAGTTAGGAACTTATTATACTTCTTATACCCCATCTTCTCTCTACTACGTAAGTCTTTTATAACATCATCTGTAGCTGTTTGTTCTTGTTTCAAGAGACTCCAATCATCCATATTTTTTTCTGAGATAGCTTAAAGAAATTGGGTGGTGAAAAAAGCTACCATTATCTACTTCATATAGCATATGTATACCACGGAAATGTACATTACCTTGTGGTCCTAGATAACCTTCATCATGCTCATAACAACATCCTGCAAAGAGCCCAATAATAGGAGTACCATCAGCGCGGTAGTCAGTTGCAATGTCCATTTTTTGTACATGACCCTGTACACAGGATTGGTGTTTCTTTTGTAATAGCTGCTTAGCATTTCCTACTGGCCTACCCATAACTCCTGATGTAAAGTAATGACTATAGTTTACACCATCTATATTAACTACTTCTAAATATGGATATACTTCCCAACTATTATAAGGCAAATCAGTAGTAGAGATAAGTCCTTCTAATTTAGGATCATCATTAACTGCTCGTTCTATACGATACTCGTGGTTTCCAAGAGTCATAACAAGTTTTGGAAAGTATTGCTTCTCTTTATTTCTACGTGCCTTCGCATTGAACCCAAGGATAGGGCCTAGAAGGGCGTTCATAGCCTGCGTAGCAGCAGCTATGTCCTTTGTATATCTCCTACCTTCAAATTCTTTTTTACCCTTATCATAAGAGCTTAGAGAGGGCATGTCAGCAAAGTCACCTAACTGTATGATAATATCAGGCTTTTTTTCAACAATATAACGCCCAACATTTTCTAAAAAATCAAAATTCTGACCATCTTTTGCTTGTACATCTGGAATAACACAGTGAACTTTACTCATAAGTTTTACGTATCCACTCTTTAAATAATAATAATTCTGAAATAGAAGCGTCTGACTTCATCATATTAGCTTTAAAACTAATTACTTGTATATTATTTTTAATATAACCAAGAGATGGGATTATTCTATCTACACTAGGACTATCTGCCTTACCACCAGGTCTACCAGAATTAAGTTTAAGTGGTATTTGTAATATAGGACATACTTCTGGTATGCTTATATCAGATACTTCTAATTCAAAAGGTAAGTTTCTATCTCTTGCTCGTTGTCTAGCAGATTTCCATAAGAAATATTCAGGATGGGTATCTCTATAATGTCTATGTCGCTTTGAAATAACTTCTTTATTATTAGATGCATATTTTGTTTGCGCTCTTTTGATAGCTTCTTTACTACTCATGTACTATCTCGCAATGTGTTGTCATACTGTTCCTTAATGAGTTCTATTAGTTCAGGATTTCTATACTCATAATTATCAGGAATATTCAGTACTTTAATTGAAGTATTATCAACATCAAAGTCAGCAACTAGAGCATCTTTAATACGTTCTTCTACACATACAATTTCATCAGCCCAATGAATAAGTACGTCATCAACTGGTATTAAAGCATACTCTGTAGATACACCTGCTGCTCTTGTATTATAGTTATAGGGTGGCTGGGAAAGTACTACTGCCATTGTAGGACTCCTGAGTAAACCAGCACTACATATACATAATACTTTTTTTACACCTGTTTGATATTCATTCTTGGCGTTAGCCATTCTATTTTTAAAGCTCATTTATTTGCTCCGCATAATAAATATACTCAATTATAATACCTATAAATTAGATTTATATTATAAAGATTAATTACAAGGATTATTTAATCCACAGATCGAACTTTATTTTTCTTTCGTTCTTCATTTTCTAGTTTACTCTTTGCTTTATGGCATGTTTTGCAAATTACTTGCAAATTAGATATGCTACAAAAGAGACTGTCAATAAAGTTATCCCAACTGTACCAGCCACTAACGGGAACGACGGGTGTGATGTGATCCACTTCAACATCTTTGTTAGTAACTTCTTGGTGGCAGACATTGCATTCGTAATGTTCAGCCAAACGTCCTGTTTTGTCATTTAGTTTCTTTCCTTTTTTTGCATTGTTTAATACTTCAAATTTAGCGGGCCATCTAGTAAAACCACGTCTAATGACGCTAGTTATAAAACTATTTCTACGACCAGAACTCCAATCACTCATGATTATACTCCTCAATATATAAAGCAGCTTTTCTTAGTGATGTTGGATTGTCTTTAAATAATCCTAAAGCTAGGTTACATTCCTTACATAATAGACCACGTATTTTACCAGTAGTATGACAATGATCTATATTTAAATTCTCTAATTGTGTATTACAAATACAGCAAAGACCTTGTTGTGAAAATAATAACTGTTCATAATCTTGTTGAGAAAGACCGAATATCTTTTTAATTCTAGCCATCTCACATTTATATTTATTATTTTCCCAATATTTTTTAGCTCTTATAGCTCCTTTTTCTGGGTTTGCTTTTCTATATTCTTTTCCATATTCTGCAATTCTGTCTTTATTTCTTTGGTAATATTCTTTACCATAAGAATTTTTTCTATTCCTTTGCTCTTCTGTATAAGTTCTCAAATTACGCCTTCCTTCAGTCCATCCTTGTGGTTCTTTAGAACTACTACTCATTTGTTAAATCATAATGATTAGACTTACCTACAGCCCATCCATTAGGTAACATCCACGTAGCCATATGCCAACTATTATTTAGAAAGTAAGCACCATGCATCATGGTATCATATACATGGTATATTTTTACCTCACAACCATTGAATGTTTTAACTGGCTCCTTTAAATTCAATGCCATATATATAAACACTGTAAATTCATACAGAGTCTCGCGTCATCGTTATAAAGTTGTCTAACAGTTTCATACATTTCCTCTTCAGTTTCTAAGCAGTCAATAATACGTGCCGCTTTAACGGCACCAATTCCAGCAACACCTTGGATGTTGTCACTTCTATCACCAATAAGAGCTTGTTTATATAGATGACGTAATCCTTCCAATGGGGATACAGTATATATCTCATTTTTAACCCAATTATAATGTAATCCTGGAACCATATCAAGGTCTTTATCTAGGGTACAGATAACAGTTTTATAGAAAGGATCATCTCCTCCATGTGTTATCAAATAACCTTCTTGGTCTTGGTTCTCTCCTAACATATCATCAGCCTCACATCCTTCAGATACCTCGGCATTCCATTCTTTAATAAGAAAATCTCTACATTGTTGTAGATATATTGGTGGTATTGTATCTTTTCGATTAGCTTTATATTCTAGATTTATACGCTTTCTAAAGTTATTTCTACCAGTTAGAAATGCTTTATAATGAGTAGCATCAGTAGCATCTACAATATCTTGCATAAGTTTATCACAACGAAGAAGAGCAATGTCTAAGACACCCTCCTCCTCGCTGTTGCAAGTTGCAGCTACTCTAAACGCCACTAAGTCAGCGTCTATTAATGCGATAATTTTAACACCTCATTCATAGTTTAATCATTAAAAGGGTACATCTTCTTCTAGATCAGAGAAATCTTCTGGATTTTTCTTTTCAGTACCCATTACATAAGCTTCAAATTCTTTAGCTACATTAAGAACTTCTTCTGTAGTATTCTTTTTACCACCATTAGCTGCAAGCATAGCTACTGCGCTACTAATAGAAGATTGACGTACAATCATGACTTGTTTAGCAGCACGTTCTTCTGATGTTTCATAAGTACTCTTAGGGCTCACTGAAGGGGCCTTTACTGCGTTAGCAACTGGTGTTGCAGCCATAGGTACATCCTCTGTAGTTTCATTCGTTGTAGAGGCTTTAGTCCAATCCCAAAACCCTTTATCATTCTTAACTCTATCAATATAATATGTCTGTCCAAAGGTAGCCTTTGATAGTACATCATAGGTTTGTTTAAAAGTAAAGCTCATAACCTTCTTAGCTTCTACTTTATCTTGGAAAGTCTTATTCTTATATGTTACATCAGCAACATTATAACTACCTTTTGCTGTAGGTACAGTCGTAATAGCTACATTGATGATTTCAATTACTTGTTGACTCATTTAAATCTCCTGTAAATCTTTCATGTTTTTACCAACAGATACTTCATTAAATATAGGAAGATTATACTCTATCCCAAAGAGTTTCTTAAAATTCTTAGGCATATCATAGTATACTTTGTTGAATAGGTCAATGACCTTGGCAACTTCACTATCTTCAACATCAACTACAATACTATCATGTACTGTAGAAACAAGTACACCTTTTATTTGTTGTTCTCTAAATCTTTTACTGAAATCTACTCTGATAATAGACATTATATCAGCTCCGGTTCCTTGAACCGGATAGTTTTTAATAGTAGTTTCAGGCCAAACTAACTCTCCTTTGTAGTTTGGTTTTGATTCAAAAGAAAAGCGTCTACCCGTAGGCATAATAAGTTGACCTGTAGCAATAGCAGTTTGAATAATACTCGTATGCCATTTGGCTAGGCCCTTATACTTATTATAATACTCATCAATGACATTCTGCCATTGTTTTACACTAAAACCAACGTCTGCAAAGTCTGCATCATGTGCAAAACTATAGGCAGAGCCACCATAAATTATTCTGAACATTAGAACTTTTGCAATAAGTCTAGAAGGTAAACCAAATCTATTCTTATTGTCTTCATGTAGATCTACTTTATTTCTTACCTCATCTAATAGAATAGAATCTTGGCTAAGATAAGCAGCTACATTTACCTCGAAAGTTGCTTGGCATCAGAATTGATAATCAAGCTACGTACCCTCCTTCCAAAGACAAATACTTTGGTTTATAATAATCATTTATAATTCTATATCATCTAGATTTCTAAGATCTGCTTCAAATGCATCTCTATTTTGAATCATAGCATTAATCCACATATTATCAAATCTAATTTTTGGTGCAGCTTCTGCTGGTTTAATTGTATTCGATGCCTCGTGTTTCAATGGTTCATTTAGAATAATGTTAAATAACTTTACTCTATCTGCTTTTTCTACTAATTTCATACTAGTAGCTAATAGAGTAGCAGCTTTCCATCTAAGATACACTTTAAAGTCAGTAACTATAATAGCATTACATGGTCCTTTTCTATAAGCAGTAACATTAGAATAAGGATAACCCTCTTTACCACAGAGTTCAAACTCGAATAGTTTTAACTCTTCTTCAAGTTTCTTTTTGTTATCTGTCCATAGAACAAAGTCAATATCTTTATATTCCTTCTTCTTAGTTATAACATAACTACCTGTAAGATATTTTTCATTATATAAATTAGGATCAATATCTTTTACTATTTTTAAGGCTTCTTTATACATTAGTAATCTGCTCCATCTACCCACCAATATCTATTACAAGATAAACAATGATATTGATAATCTTCATGATAATCTGAGTCCTCAACCGTTCTATATTCAATATCAGTAGAGTTACACTCTCTACATTTAAAGTTATACTCTATAGGTACTTTTTTAAAATCTTGAGACACATAATTCCTTTACTTCACTTAACATGTTCTGTTGATTAGGTTCACTAGCAGAAAGTCTACCAGTACGTGCTACACATTGGTTTAATTGACCATGAATATAGTTATCATCCCAATGCATTTTATCCATAAGTTTAGGTATACCAAAGAAGTATGTACCTTGTAGCTTTAAAAGCTTAGATAATTTTAAGATGCTATATATAAGTGTATTCACTTTTTTACTTCCTTTTAAAGACTTGAGAGTACCTTCATCAGTAGAATAATACCCTTCTTTCTTTAATGCACTACCTTTTAATGGTTTGATAAGTTGTTCATGTAGATACTCTTCTTTTCTAATTGAGAATCTAGTCTGACCTATTTTGGGGCCTGTTTTATAAACTCCGACAGGAACTCGAACATCTTCTTTAATAGTACCACCATAAAGTAAACAACTAAGATGATCTCCAGAGCCAACATTAAAGGTGGGACAAGGAGAATTAATAGTGATAGACTGAGTAAGGGTGTCAATTCCTTGCTGTAACTCATTACCTTTCGCAACGCTTGTCTCCTTGTCATAGAGAATTCCATTCCATTCCATTTCTTGTAGTACTAGTAAATCAGCACACTGTAGTAAATATAACTGCCATTTACCAGATTCTTTTAAAATCTTTTCTTGTTTGTTATAGACTTTTAACGTAAGTTCGAGGTCTTTTTGCAGATATTCAAGTAAGATGTCTTTTGGTATAAACCATGTATCTATACCTTTATCCCAATACTCAGTCTTAACAATATCTAGTTTTTCTTCACCTAAATACTTAAATGCTAGTTCATTAAGAGAAGAGAAGGCATGTGTTTGATTACTAATTATGAATTCGGCTAGCTGTGTATCTCTAACGATACTTTTATCAAACGAAATACCTATACGACGTAGCCATGCTATATCGAACTTAATGTTATGACCGACCAATGTATTAGTATCTACTAAATACTGTTTGTATTCATCGTAGCTCTGGCTACCATCTCTCCACCAAAGATTATCTCCTAATCCAACAGCAACAAGTTTATTATCCTTGTTGTAGGGGGAGCCCTTATCAAGCGTAGTAGTTTCACAATCGAATGGTATTAATTTTCTCATACATCGTCTTGGATAAATCTCCATCCTTCACATAATACTTCAATAGCCATAGTATCATTCATGATGTCAGATACTAGGTCTTCTGCTTCTCTTTCGTTATCAGCTTCTACTGAGATAATGATAGGAATATCAACGAGCATTTAATAGAGCCTTCCATGAGGTTGGGAATAGTTCACTACAGATAGTATTAATTTGTTTAGCTACTTCTTGTGTTTCTAATTGAGCGTGAGGATCAGAGCGTTCTTGCCATACTCTATGGAAGAACTTCAAGCTACCAGTCCAATACCAAGTAGTCATCATGTTCTGAGGTAGTATCATACGGGCTTGTTCAGGAGCTACACCACTTCTAAGTAATACCTTATAGAGTCCTACTAAACCATTAACAGAAGCAGGAACATCTTTATGTATATCTGTCTCGTGGTAACTATCATCTACCGGAGACAGCTCCCATTTAATGGTAGAGACCTCTTCATCACTACTACCTTGCTTTACATTCTCAGCACGTTTACGCCATACATTAGGAAAGTAGAATACTGGCTCATCATCTACATATCTGCGAGAGACTTCATTCCATACCCCACCAACTTGGTGTTTGACCAATTGGCGAGCCACAAAAAGGGGAGCATTAACACGAAGCTGAATGCTCGTATGAGCAAAAGGACTCCAATGGTTATGCTTTGCCAAGTAGTTGATAAGTTTTGCATCACGTTCCTCTAGTTTATATACCTGTCCACCATCCCAATTACTCTCTTTATCAAAGGATACTCTAGCTGCATTAACTACAGTTAGGTCAGTACCCATACTATCTATAAGCTCAACTGTTGATTTGTTCGTTGTTTTCATTAAATTTCTCTGGTTGGTAATGTGTACATTCTAGATGGAAGGGAGCTAAGGAAAGGGGTAACCCATCTTCCTTAGGACCACCACCATAGAAAGTACCTTTTTTATTTCTATGACAACTAACTGTCTGGCAATGTCCTAGACAGAAGGTGGTATCTTTATAGCACATCATAATGGTTTAACTTTATAGTGTTCACACAATGATTTTTTCTGTTGTGGGTTAAAACTCCAAGTACTTGGATAGTTACTAAAGTAAACATGTAATCCATTAGATGTGATTTTATTATCTGGAGTAAATTTAACCTTTTTAATCTCATACTTGATAAAATCTTCATTTCTAAGTGGAGGTCTGTTTAAGAAATGACCACCATTATTTTGATACATTGCACTTAGTAATAATAGTTTTAATTTACTAATTGTCTTAACATCCTTATTTTGTAGGATAAATTTAACAGCATTTGTTTCTTCTTCAAGATAACGAATAGCAGTTAGAGTAGCAAAACTCTTTAGAGAATTCTGTCTAGTAATTCTAAATGTATAAGCCTCCTCATTCATGATGTCTTCTATGTTAAGTCTATATAAAACTTTAGTAGCATTTAAGAATGTTAAATAATCCCGCATCATTTTATCAGACACAGTTATATTTGTTAGTTTGTATCTAAAATATACTGCTGTTTTATGTTGATTTAGAAAAAGATTTGCGTTATAGAAACAAGCTTCTTGTCTATAGGTATGTAGAATTTGTTTACTGTCAGTTAAATATTCATAAGTAATGCTCATTATATATCCTTACTATAAATCATGGTATCTAGCTAAGTCTGGTTGAATAAGTACATCAATTTTAGAATGCCGTAGAGTGGGATCAGTATCCTCATCTCCAGATAGTTTGTTCTTACATATATTTAAGTGTCGAATATATTCAAATCCGTTGTCATGAGATTTACCAATACCTATAATTAAATCAGCTTCAGCTTGAATAGCTGTCTTAGCATTAGCTACGTTATCCATATTTAAATACTTCTTACCTTCACCACTAGCATCAGCTTGATTAACTGCCAATACTGGACAGTATTCTTTAGCAAGTTCTCTGCCCCAAGCGAATGCTTGTCCTAGGCGAAGGTCTTCTCTATCATTTTGAAAGCCTTTAACCTTACTCAATTGGTCAAAAACAATTAATGCTGGTTTATATTCCTTACATAGCTCTTCAACTTTACGCTTATGAATAGAAGCATTATCGTATATCTTGATGTTGGTTTGTTCAAAATAAATATCTTGATAGTGCTTTATATTTATAGAAATCTCTTTGACATTTTTTCCAAAGTAAGACTGGAAAATTCTAAATTTGACTTTAGTTCCTTGTTCCTCATTGTTGAACCACAATATCGGAGCATCCGTTTGAGTTGCAAAATATGAGATTTCGCTTGCAAGGAAAGTTGTCTTACCTGTTTCTGGTCTAGCGAAGATAACTGCAAAATCTCCTTTTCGTAAACTACCCACTGCTCTATTAAGTGATTGAAGTCTCCAACGCAGTCCTGGGTCTCGTATTTGTCCATTATATATATCTACCAAAGAGTCTTCTACGAAAGGCGATTCTTGTTCATTTTTTTCATCATCATTAAATTCCTCCAGAAGATTTGATATTTTGTCCAAATCTTGTCTCCCTTCTGCATAGTTGTGGAATACCTGCGCCAACGCTGAAGCTGAGTTTCTTTTTTTGATTTGTTGTAGTGTTGCAATTTCAAGTACCAGTGACGTGTCTTGAGACTCAATGAGTTTGAGAAACATTTCATAGTCTTTTCCTAGATTTACTTGTACCCAAAGAGCAAATTCTTCAAAGCTAATAGTATTCTTGGATATTTCCATGATGCTATCAAGAGCTTTGAATAGATAGAATAATTCTCTATGTTCCTCTTTGGTTACCTTGATGTGGTGTCTGTACTTAACATATGAATCGTAATTAAATAATTGTTTTAATAAATAAATATAATTCATTTAAGTTTCTTTTAATAAGTTTAAAACATTTTTACAAAATGTAATTAACTGAATTTTAGTGGAACTGTTTTTCATCCTATTAGCTAAATTAGAAACAACCCATATATTTCCAGGAATATATCCTTTAGTATTATCAATACGATCTACTGAAGGTAATGCGTCTCTATCTCCCCAGGGGTCTAGCTTTATACCTAGTAGTGGACAATATTCTGGTATGACTATATCAACCTCATGGATAAGAAATTCTGTACCACTTCTTTTGCAGCGACTTCTTATACTTAAGAATAAAGTTCTCTTAAAATTTAATTTACGATTTTCTTTTCTATAAGAAAGAATTCTTTCTTTATCTTTGGCAAATCGTTGTCTACTTTTTGCATTTAATACATCTTTATTTTTATCATAATATTTTTTACATGCAATAGCTTGTTTCTCTTGTTTGGTCATAATGATTTCCTTAAAAGAAACCATTATATACCATATAAGTACAATAGTCAACTAGTTTTCATATATAAATAGGGACTTAAGAAGATAGATATAATTCATAATATAGATAGAAATTTATTAATTTCGTCATTGTTTATATGTCAAGAAACTTTTGGATCTCTAGAAAGGAGTATTCTTTTGGGTCTTCTTTAGTTACTAATAAAGATGTTTGTAATCCAAGCATTCTAGCTTTAGGTACTACTGTTTGTGCATAATTATATTTATCAAAATCTAACCATAAAATAATATGTTTATAATTTAATAATATTAGCTGTGCTAACTTTTTAGAGCTAACATTGCTACCGAATAAACACATACATCGTTGTATTTTACTTACTTTGTAATAACTAATTAAGTCTTCTACCAGTACAATACTACTGTCTCTGGTTGCTTCTCCACCAATTTGAACAAGGCTATCATTAATTCCGTACCCCCTCCATTTAGGGCGTTTTGGATCGTTACCAAAATAGCGTTCTTGATAGGCAAGCAATTTGGTAGGTTTAATAGGGTCATCATATATAGGAAAGATTAAAGATTCTCTGGACTCAGACCAGAAAGTTAGTTGTGGGATGTCTTTATAATTAAAATATTTTTGTAGCCATTTGGTAGGCTCTGGTGGTAGTGTCCAGTCACAATCTAAAGGAAGATTTATTTCTTGGAAAGGCTTCTTAAGATTAGAAGTTCTTCTACTGTTGTTACTGGTGATATAACCGCAAGAATAACAGTAGCTATGACCATCAGAGTATACAGCAAGATTATCACCATGTTTGTCTTTACCTTGTTCTGCACATTTGGGACACCTTGTTTTGTATAATATTGTAGAAGTCATGCTGCTTCTGCATCTACATATGGAGCACAATCTGGACATACATATGTATAACTTGTAACAAATCCAGTATCTTTTTTTACTTCCTGTATGTATGAATGTTCTACTGTTTTATATGAGTATGGTGTTTTACAACTAACACAATTACGACCATGTAGAAAAGTATTTACATCATTTGTAATACGAACACCATTAATGCTTTTTTTTATTTCTTCTTGTACGTCTAACTCCATAACTGAGTGTCCAAATAAGAAATAAGAGTTATTCTTTCTATCATCAATAAGATTGGAGAAGATAATACTAATGTTAGTACCTTCGTATGGATCATTTGCATAGAAGATTACTTCTTCTTGCATATCAAAGTCAGCAATTGCAAAGTTTTTATAACTTGCTCCAAGTTTCTCTGAGGCGTAACAATAAGCTGTAAACCGTTGGTTTTTTTTTAATCCTCTAGACTCCAAAGACTCCAGAATACTCGTAGTAGCTTTCGTTACGGGGAGGATTTTGTCTTTTTCCTTTGGCTTTACTTCTTTTTCGTCCGTTTCTTTTTTTTTCCATTCATATGGAGCCCAAGCTGTAATGTGCTGTACTGGCTCTACTAATTCTTCTTTGTTGATGTTATGAAGCTTATCCTTTTTAATTGAATAAAGAACAAAAGGTTTAACTTCCTCAACATCATTAACTTTAACACCATTTCTATTAAGAATCCACTCACCCATTTTACGTTCAGAGACTAAGACAGTCAAGTCTTCTGTGTGGATGATGAATAGAGGACGCTCTTTGTTACGCATAAAACGCAACTCTTCTGCTACATTATCATACCATACTAATGCGTAAGCACCATCAATGTGTGTTACTGCTTCTTGTGGAGTATGATCTGTTAGATAATGACAAATAGCATGACTATCTACGTCAGTATCCTTCATTACTTTGTGATTATGAACTGTGCCATTATGGACAAGTGTAATATGGTTTTCTTGAAATGGGTGGGTATTTTCTTTTGTGTTTTCACCACGGGTGGATGCTCTATTATGACCGACCAATATTGAACTATAGATATTAGTAACTGGTGGTTTATCTAAATAGTATAGTAGATTGCTGCTAGGTCCTGGTTGTTTGATAACATCTACACTTTTACCTGATACTTTAAATAGACCAGCACCATCCCAGCCCCGTAAGGTACCAACATAGAGTAGTTGTTTAAAGATTGAAGAGGCATCCTTATGCCATTTCTTAGATATAACAGCAACGATTCCACACATTATAGATGTACCTTTGTAAAGAGTAAGCCATTTTCAACATCCTTTTTAAATTCATTATTAGTTAGGATGTGATAGTATTCACCGAAGATTTCTTTAGCGAAATCCCAATAGCTACTAGTGGTATACATATTGTTAATACGAGTAATGAGTTCTTCTGTAGTGATTGTATTAGCATATTTAACTAAGTTACTAACAATCATAATCCAGTTGTTGATGTAGTCTTTGTTTACACTACCAGCCATTTGTCTGAATTCTACTGTGCATAGCTTTCCATCAGGGAAGAAATGTAATCCTGAATATTTAGGAAAGGTATCCATAATGTTTACAAATTCCATAGTCCTAATGTTTCTCATTAGATGACTACGTACAGGTACACAGTAGTTACTATTCCAACGTCTACCACTATATCTGTATAGAGTGTTCTCAAAGATACTATAGATAATAATTAGATTATGAATATCTTGTACTGTGAAGTCTGCAATGTTTACATGCACATGTACACTACACCGAGCTGAAGACTCAGCCTTGATATTATCAAAGAGTTTGGTTAGATATAATTCAGCACTGGTATTCCATACTGGAATGGTAAACTCTTTACCAGCTACCTTAAGACTACCATCATCAAGGATAGTCCAACCAATAGGTCTAGCTACTAAACGTACTCGTTCTAGCTCAATCTCAATTCCAACGGGAATAGCTTTCTTTGCAGATTTACCATAGAACTTAGGTAGTTCTGTTCCTAGATAATTTTGTACTGTTTCCATAACTCTTCACATTCCTGTTTAAGGTGTTTGTACTTATCAATTAAAATTAACTCAGGCCCTTGTATTGTACCAATTTGTTTATCATAGATGAATACTTTGTCTGTATAAACACATGTGTATCCAATGAAAGATATATTTAGTGTGTTACCAACTACCCTACCAGCTACAACTTTCATGTTATGTGTTTGTCCAAACTTAAGTCCTTTACAGAACTGTTTGCTTGGAAACTTATACACATAGAATAAAGTTTCTTTATTATCTGTAATATACAAACCAGGTTTTAAGGAGAGATTCTTAATCTCATGCTTATCACTATATTTGATAATAGCATTATCGAGACCACTTAAATAGTCCCCACGAATAGTAGATAGGTAGAGTGGTTCACCATCTAAAGAGATGTAACTATCTTGATACTTAGCACGAAACTCTTCAAGGCACATTTCAGATGAAGTTATTGCTGGATTAAAGTCCATTAGCTCGAAGATACTTGCGAGCAGTGTCTTTGTTTGCATTGTTAATAATATCCTGAATTAATTGTTCATCATATTCGGTATTCATATCGTTACAAGCAGCTTGTGTTCTATCCCATACTTCAGAGATAGTATCTGGTGAGAAAATCCAGAAGTTACTTAGTGTACGATACTCAACACCATGAGGTTGTGGGCGGAAACATCCAGCCTTACCATAAAGTTGTCTACGTTTCTCATCAGCGTCAGCAACAACAGACCACACACCTAAGTAGTGATCCATATTCTTGATAACACGAATGATGTTTTCATGTGACTGATCTTCTAGACCAATGTGCACATGACCACCACAAGTACGGAATGTCTTGTCATCACATGATGGGCGTTCATTAATACCTAACGTCCAGATGTTGAAGTCAGGGTCACATCCAAATTCTTGTGTGCGTGGATCACGTAATTCTTTCTTTGGAAAGGAAGCGGACGCTTTTCTACTAATGGTAAACTTGTCAGTTCCCAATAGGTGAGCGATGTAGGCTTGAGGCCAAAGAATATGTTCAATAAACTTTTCTTTAGTATATGAAGGAGGAATGTTATATTCAGCAGCAACATTGTCTTCCTGGATTTTAAAATCTCCATGATCGTCAATTGCAAGTGGGTTCTCCTTGGTGCCCCCAATGAGGCCCGTGATAGATTTCATTTGTCCATTAGGTAGTTCAATAAAGAACTCAGGGTCAGCGCCTAGTGTATAGATCATAATGCTTTTCCAAAGATTGAGATTGCACAAATAAATACCCAGCCATGATAGGCTGGGTAGTGGGATGGAATAATAAACAAACGACCGTGTTTGTTTTTGTACATAAATAACTCACCATTCATAGGAGACATGGATGAATACAATCCTTATATGAGTTCAGTTTAACTGGTGATGGGTAGGTAATGTTACCATTATCTACGATGTGTTGAAACACTTTAGCTGTGGTAGTTTGACGATATTCACTAGTCATGCTAGGAGCAGAGTTAACTTCCAATACATAGAAGTCTTTATCTTTTTGCATAACATCTACACCACCAAAGTCAAGACCAACAGCTTCAACAGTCATCAATGCAATACGACACGCTTTAAGAGGCCAATCAGAGAATCGTACGTTATCAAACCTACCTCCTTGTGCCACATTCCAGGCAATATCAGCCGGATTAGCAGGGGTTTTCTTGGTAACCCATACTACCCTATTCTGAGCTATAAAGACGCGGTATTCAGCCTCTTTGGCAATGTATTCTGAGATGTAGTAGTCTTTATTTTTATGTTGTAATTTTAAGATAGCTTGTGAAATTTCTTGTTCAGTGTTACAGAAGAATAATGACCGTCCTTGAGCATGATGATCGGCACGTACAATGACCGGTAGTTTCTTGCCGTCAACAGCCCAATCATGAATATGTCCATATGTTTTAGGGATAATAGGCTTATCCTTATTACGCAGAGGAGCTAGCTTAAGACGTGTGGCTTTCTTATCATTAGCTAGGCTAATAGCTTCTGCTTTATTGACGGTGTGTCTAGCAGGCATCACTCCCGCATCAGTTAGAGAAGAGGTGCAGCCCCATCTGAATAAATAGTTTACTTGTTTTTCTACAAGAAGGTCTTCTATTTTGTCGTTTCTTAATGTAATGATGTTAGTACGAGCTGAGATTTCACGACAGCTAGTGTTACCTAGCTTACGTCTACGTAGAAGAATGTTCATTAAATATCACCATACCATTGTGAGTTATCGGAGAAGATTACTTGTTTCAAGCCTAAGTATTTATTTGCCATTTCTTTAGCAAACTGAACACCCTCACTCTTATCTTCCATCCATTCAGGATGATACTGAATACAAAGAGTGTTTGTGTCTGGATAGGCTAGCACTTCAAAGGTAGAACTTAGATCAACGTGCACATCATCCATTAATCCTTTACTAGGATGGTGTGCAGTACCAAGAATAACTGCATGTAGCGTAGGTACCATCATTTGATGATGTGTACTATTTACACGAATCTCTCTACCATTGTAGGTACGCATGATATGTGCACCAGTATGGTTAGTGATGTCTTGAATTAACTTACCACCATTGAATACATTCAGTAGCTGAGCACCACGGCAGATACCAATCATAGGAATCTTATTTGCTACACAATACTTAGCCATAGCAATTTCAAGAATGTCTCTACGAATGTCTGGCCTTTGTGTGTATGGAGATGGTTTCTCACCATATAGTGCAGGGTTTACATCAGTACCACCCCAAAAGATTACATACTTCTGATCTTTTAGATGACTAAAATCATAAGTAGTATGAATACCAATAGAGTTAATAAATTCTTCATTCATTTACTTTAGCTTCCAGTTTAGCTACTTCCTTGTTATTAAATTTGTTTCCTGCTACTTGGAAACACTTAATGGTCTTCTCCTTATGAGATAGTTTGAAACGACCATGTTCTTCCCAACCAGTGTTGAGGAATACATCTACAGTGTTCTTATTTACAAATTTAATTAGCATGGTTTGATTGCATATTATAGATAGCGTAAGCGAAGAAGGTAAGTTGTGATTCAATACGTTTTTGAATGTTCTTTTTAGAACCTTTCACAACGATACGGAATGTACGACCATTAATGTAGTTATCAAGAGCAATGTCTCGACCAACGCGGCGGCAGTAGTTGTCTTTGTCAGATGCTTGTGCTACAGCAATAACAAGAGTCTTACCTTGGTTGTGCTCAATGAGTTCATGAGCAAGGGTAACACCACCTTTTTTACACATGGGAATGTAGTGAAAGAATTTCATGTTCTTTTCCTATAGATAAGGAGTTCTTTGGAGGGTTTTGGTACACACATTAGATAATGTGTCTTGGTTTGGATGTACAGTTTGGTTTCAAGTTCTTTAATTAAAGCCTCTCTTCCAGCTACATTTCCTGTAGTATATGAAATAATAAAAACAATAAAAGTCCATAATGCAATTTGAGGTATGTGCATTTCAATTCTCCAATGCGCGGGTTGCGATGCATGACATCGGCGATCATGGCAGTGTGGCGTCGTCGGTGGGCACGGCGAGTGCCTCATCAACGATGTGGTTCTTCGCTGATCTGGCCTGTATCCATTTCAAAACATCCCGCAGCACCTTCTCGCGGGCCTGGGTGGCAGCGAGTTCTCGCTCAAGTTTCTCGACACGAATTTCACACACATATAACTGATTGCTGTAAGGTACTTCATCACTCATCTTGCACCTCGATTTCTTTGTCTTCGGCAGGGACACGCTTCCACTTGTCTGACATTAGGTAATCTGGTTTCCGCCATATAAGGCATCCGACTGTCTCGTCTAGCAACGCCAACAACTTGATCTTCTTCATCGGCTTCGGCTTGTCGCGGATTTCGTATTCCTCCGGCGGATAGGACCAAGAAAAACCACCTGGAGAATTAGCGTCGATCCATTCCATCCAAACACCCTTTGCTCTGTATCGAATCTGCTTCGTCGGGTTTTTAGCAGCCACCTTCAACTCGGCGTATGGGTCAGCTTCTTCCGCGATGCGGTAGTTAATGCTCCACCACTCCCACTGCGGCGCGTCGTTCAGCTTCCATGTGCCGTCTGCGTATTGCATCTCCACCTTCCCGCCATCAGCGAAGTGTTGCATGACTGCGAGTTGTTCTTGGATTGTTTTCATGTGTGTATAACTTTCTTAATAAATACACTATTAATAAGTGATTGACATTGTGGACATGGTTTGGCTAGTCCGGTTGATCCATCTTTCTTAATGCGTGTAATGAAGATTGTAGCTCCAGCAAGCAGTTGTAGCCCATTTGGTCTACGCAGAATTTGTATAATAGCTGCTTCTTCTGCGTGGATGCTTTTAAACTGATTTCTAGCAGCATATTTACTATACCTGGTCTGATTGCATCCGCTAGAGAGGACTCTACCTCCTTTTGTAATAACCGCTCCCATTCGTGCTCTACTAAAGGTAGATTTTCCAGCTTCTTTTCGTGCACGATTAAGTCCCTTTGTAGAGGAATTCATCTTTAGTTTCAAAATCACCGTTAGGATGTATCTTAGTTACTGGGGATGTTTTAAAAAACATTGTTAGGTTACTTTTTTGCCAATTTAAAAGTTTAACAAAAGCAGGTAATCCAAGAATAATAACTTCTCCTGGGAATTTCTGATAAGTTGTTTCAATCATTATTTAGGACCATTTGGGTTATATGGAGGTAGTTTTTTACCGTAATGCCAAGGAAAGTATGGGTTTTTATAGGACATGACCGACCTCATTACATTTGTTGAAGAAAGCCTACGATTAGGGCAATGATAAAGATGGTTGTGTACATAAGTAGTATGTTTTCATTTAACTAGTTTCATTTACTTTTTCATTTATCAATTGAGAGTAATGTGTTGCTGTTAGAAACTAAGTGGTACACCTGGGGGGAATCGAACCCACCACCGGAGGGTTATCTACCAAACACTTATAAGGCGCTCTGCACTGCCAAGTGCTTCAGGTGCTTTGTTTGTTACCTAGATAGAGTTTACGGATTAGATTAAAAGTCTAGTGTAATGTGTTGCTGTTACTATCTAATTGTGGTGAGAGTGGTAGGAGTCGAACCTACAGTGTTTACCACGAGGGATCGGATTTACAGTCCGATGATGCACACGCCCTAGCATCAACACTCTCATAAAACAGGCTAGTTTTGTAACAGTTTTTATCCTCTTGTTACCATCGAGTTTCGTTCTCAAGTTGCAAGAACCAGCATAGTTATGTGGTTGCTGTGCCTAGCCTAATGACCGTCCCTATTACAATGTAATGGGAGCGTATCGTTCACTCATGACTGTATCAAGCATGATACCTTCAGGAGAGAAATCTTTACCTTGCAGGATGTTTTTCATGATTGATGGAGAGAATCCACTAACCATTGCTACACCATCCTTGTTTTGTACTGGGAATGTTTTGTCTACAGCACGTAGATTCCAGAACACAATGCGTGGTAGCTTATATCCTGCATCCTTATACTGTTTCTTAATCATACCCATTGTAGTCTTATCTGATTTTGTTGCTTGATTGAACTGCATATCAGAGAGAATGAGTATGGTCTCAGGCATGTCTTCCTGTTTTAGTTTAGCTTCAGTAGCTTTCTTTAGGACTAATGTGAAGACAGCCTCAAGGTTGGTACTCATTTCCCAATGAGCTCTACTCAGTTGAGTTACACGTTGACGAAGGTTTCCCTTCAATACTTCAAGTGTTGGTTTACTGCTAAATGTTATGAACGCATTTTGAAATGGTCCTTTGTTACGTTCGCTAATGTAAATACCGAGAGCTACGGATACTTCCATTGGAGTACCATTCATACTACCAGATACATCACAGATAGGTAACAGTTTGTTAGTACCTGTAATGTAATTAGGTAATGCTTTCCACTGTGTTTCTAGTGTGTTGTCTTGTTGTGGGTAGTAACCTTGGTTAAGGTAGATACGCACTAAATCATGGGGAGCTAATGCTCCTGCGTTAATTTTCTTCTTACCATCCTCAACATCTTTGAGGTATGCAGTGTAACCCTCAGTATCATGACGCTTGAATGCGTTACGATAGATACGTGCTGCTTGACTAGGAGTGTGGGAATAGTTGATGTCTTTCCATTCACCAGCACACATCTTCTGTTCAACGACGTTCGTTAAAGATACCAGAAGTTTACGCCAATTGCGTGCAGATAGCCCCATCTTATCAGCAAGACGTTTAGCTACTGGTCCTTGACGAGGCATCCATTTAGCACATAGTTTATTACCAGCATTCAATCCTTTGATGATGATTTCATCACCGAAGGTGTGGAGGAGGTCATCCCAACGACCATATTCAGGGATGTGTTGTACATATTTATAGTTTTCCGGTACACATCCAAAGATGTCTCTGAATGTTTGACGTTCACCCTGACCACCACGAATATCTCGTGAATAGAAGAGAATCTTAAGAGCTACAGTAGGATTCTCAGCATATGCCTTAATAAAGGCATTTTGTTTTTGTTGTTTATTCCAATCGCGCATAGCACCAATTTGGAAGAATAGATCAACACAAGCATTGCTGCTAGTGCTGTGTGCTAGCATACCATTCTCGGTACGACTATCTTTCTTTTGCATTGCTTGGACGAATGACGGACTCATGTTTGTTTCCTTGGTTGTGGTAAGGAGTTATTTGCTGAAATGAATCAAATGACCGACCGTTATCTATTGATAGCTACCTACATGCATTTAAGTTTCACCAATTGAAAGTAAGTTTGTTTTGCTGTTAGCATGTAACTCGTTTGTTTATACAAACTCGTGGTGTCTGGCCTGCCGAGAGGAAGTCGAATCCCCATCTAAAGAGATAGAAGCTCTTTGCTCTAGTCCATTAAGCTATCGGCAGTTAATATTTTACTTATACTAAGCGGGCTCGTTCACCAAGAGTGAACCCTTGGTATTTATTATGTTGAAGTTGAAATACTTCACGAAGAGGTGCAAGAATGTGTGCTTGACGACGTTCTTGACTTTCCGGTGATTTACCACCGGCAATGTTGTTGATCTCGCCACGAGTCTTACCGGAGAAGAATTCAATACCTTTGTTATTAATAAGCATGATAACTCCTTAAGGATTGTAACGATTACGTTTGCCATTGCAAGTATAAGCAATGGTACTGAAAGCAGGACGCTTGGCATCGTTCTGCCAATTAGCTCTGGTTTCTTTGTTGTCAATGCAACGAGCATGGGCACCAGATTGATGGTCACGCCTGGTCTTGCCTGGGTGACGAATAACTTTGTTCATTTCATTGTCCTTTCAAGACATATGATACATCATTTGCTGCATAAAAGCAACAGTTAAATGTTCCGACTAGCACCTTCCCGCCATTCTTGTGTTGCAATTTTAAGATCGGAACGGGTTGGTTTCGGCTCAATGTAAATATTACCATCTTGTTGGTAGAACTCAGGTTTGGTTGGTTTGTCGGCAATGAGTACATGGATGACATATCCAATGAATACTCCAATAATCAAAGCCAAAATGTAAAAACCAATGTTGAACATAGTATTATTTCCTTTTAAAGGGGGTTTTAAGGCGATTCTAGAGGGTTTCTCTGTCTAGGGTATACCTACCTAGCCAAGAGGGTAGTAATGCCCCTAGAATAAGCTGTGATGCTTGTATATATAGAATGACCGACCCTCCCCACGCTGTTCCTACCGAAGCGAAGCGAGGGCTGGGGTTGCGTAGGTGTTATCCATGCGGAGCGAAGCGTAGCCTATTCAAGGTTTTCTCGGAGCGAAGCGGAGAGATTTTTTTTATGACCGACCATGCACCAATATGGTGCACGGCCAGCTTAACGATTACCAGTGTATGCCAGCTACCGCGCTAGTCTTTTCATCCTCGGGAACTTCATCCCAAGAATACTCTTCATCGCGCTTATCGCTTCGATCTTCATATCTTGCGGCTTCGTCTGCCTGCTCGAATGGGTCTACGTCCCAATCGTAGGCGCGTTGCGCCTGCTCGCCTACTGGTAGCCCGCACTCCAGAATGGTGTTGAGGGCATTGGCAAGGTCGCCGTCCAGTCCCTTGTATCCATCTTTCGGATGGTTGTCCATCATTGCCAGAGCTTCGGCTGTAAGAATGAACAGTGCGTTATTCATTCCGCCTGCTGATACCATCGGACGTTGCGGTTTCAGTTTACCGCCGGGACGCAGGTCGCTGGTGTCTGCGCCGAGGAATGTAAGCGTATTTTCCAACAGGTCAAGCCGACAAGCGGATTCAACACCACGGATTTCCCCGATGGACATCTGGGGTACTTCATCAGCATCTCGCTTGAGATACTGAATTAGCTGGTTTCCTGCCGCGCGGCTCATATTGAAAGCCAGTTGTTTCCCCAGTTTAGACTGGTCTGGGATGTTACACGCTACACCAATGATTTGTACGAGGTCGCCTTGATCGGCGGCGGTGGCGAAGTGCTGGGCGAAAGCAACTGCTTTAGCCTTCTTATCGCGTGCCATAGCATCGCGTTTGGCTTTGATGGCTGCGAAGCTGTTGCGGGTGTTGATGGTGGTGTTCATGGTGTTATCCTTTTCAAGAGAAAGTTTATTTTCTGGAAGGGGGGAACCTTCGTATGTTTCGTTGAATTGTTCAAGAGTCATCATATCTTTCATGGTGTATCCTTTCATATAACAGTGAGGGGATTGCATTAAAACATAGAATACATGGCTTATTTCATGTAAGACAAAATATATATTCGTATGACTGATCTTCTGTTGGCATGCTTCTTGCCGACCGGGTTTTGCCAAACCTTACGTTGGCATAGCACAACGCAGGAGCTGCCGCCGTGAGCGAGAGCGAAGGCGGGGTTTCAGCTCCGTCTTCGAGGCCCACGGTTGCGCGTCTGTGTGGCGCTGTTGAGGCCACGTTCCTCAAAGGCAGGCTAGCCGAAGGCACAACGTCTTGACGCGCGGGCCGAACGCACCACGCTGGCTTACGTGACCGACCTACGTGGAACGCCTACTAGTGAGGACGCTGTGGCGCAGGTGGTGAGGCTAGCTCAACGTGACTAAGCTTGAGCTACCACTGACGCCTTTACCTCGTGTGTTTCATATACCTCATCCCAACTACCTGTTTGTTGCAAGGTGGAGATAAGCGCAGGGATGTTGTCCCACGTCGTACGAATCTCATGGTTGTTGTCGAAGGACAGGAGAACACACTCTTCATCAACAGCAAGGTGTCGTCCCGGGCATACTGTACCTAAGCGTTCAGCTACAGTCATGATAGACACACGACCACCATCTGCATCACGTAGGTAGACAGAGGGCATAGTACCAACGTATTGGCAGCGAGAGAGAAGTTGTTGAGCGTTCATGACTGTCCTTTCAATGGTGAAGTATTGCATACTGCAACACGGGGGAATAGCTTGTAACCTATTGACACTACATGTAGGGTTCTAACACCAATGAAACCACTACATATAGTGTTAAGACAAATAACGTATTATGTCAGCATGATAGCGTATTATGTGGTAATATAACAGAAGATGTAGCATACAGTAAGGATAGTGTAGAGAAGAGGGGGTGGGGGGAAAAGAAGAAAGAGTTATAAAAGTGAGAGGGACACCTTCACTCGCTACTTATATTTTTTAAAATAAAGGTAGGTCGCTGTACCCAGCTCCTAAGAGCGTAGGTATATTGTTTCTGGAACAACGTGAAGAAACTGCTTGACATTCCGCGCTCCATCTACCGATTCCGCGCATAGGAGTTATTATACTGTTATATTATTATTATTAATATATATAATACTATTACAGAGCTATTATAGTTATATATACTATTCCCTATATAATATATATATATATAATATAGTATAGTAAGGGTAACACAAAACTAATAAATAGTCAAGTAACTTATTTTACATCTAAATGAAAATAGTTCTTGCAATCGTCTTACGAAAGGAGTATAATGCTCGCCTATAAACATATGAACAGAATATAAGCCGTATGATGGGTTAAATCAAACTCCTTTTAGCGTTATAAACTAAGAGATACGCAGTTCGATGGGGAATAGGGTCTATCCACTGAAGACCATAACGAGATGTTTCGGGACGTCATATGTGTCCAACAATAGTGGCTAATAATCAGCGACGTAATACCTCGTACCTAACGGTACTCGTAATAAAACTGGAGAAAGATATGGGTAGAGTAGTCTATAAAAAATGTAAACGGTGTGAAAAAGAAAAAGATATAGAGGACTTTAGTTTTAAAACTAGATACATGACAAAAAGTGGCTTAAAAATAACTAGAACTCCATATTGTCGTGAATGTTTACGTTTATTTGGAAAAGAATCTAGAGAAAAATATCCACATTCTTGGATATCAATTAGATATAAAATATCTCAAGAGGAAGCAAAACTATGGTATGAAAAGACTATGGGGTCCTGTGAAATATGTGGAGTAGAGTGGCAAGAAGGTCAGAACAAATTATGTATTGACCATGACCACAACACAGGAAAAATTCGAGGTATTTTATGTAAAGCATGTAATCATGTTCTTGGTCATTCTTATGATAATATAGATATCTTAGAGAGTGCCATCTTCTATCTAAAGAGATCGTGAGGGTAGTACCATCGGAAGAGTTGTTTATGTAAGGGATAAGAAAACCAAGGCAGGCCAACCTGGTTTCTGGCCCGAAAAGAAAAGAATTGAAGTAGCCACAACGTTTAAAACGTGTGGTAGTGTTCCTATAACTGCAGGTATGACAGGTGTTCCAATTGATACAATTAACACTTGGAAGAAGCAACCTTGGTGGAAAGAAATGCTTGATGAGTTGTCTTATGAAGACAATACAAAGCTAGATGCCAAGCTTGAAAAGGTTATGGATAAAGCACTAGATCAAGTCATGGATAGACTTGAGAATGGTGAGTATATGTATGATCCTCGTACTGGTAAGGTTAAACGAATACCTGCTAAGTTACGAGATGTAGGCAAGGTTGTTAACGATACAATTGACAAACGATCCTTGCTGAAACGTAATGGTGGTAGAACAGAATCTGATAAAACAATCACAGCAGATCATCTTATTGAGCTTGCTAAAGCATTCGCTGAGTTCTCCACTGGTAAGAAGGAAACTGAAATACCTAAATCACTCTACGAGGGTGAGTATACTGAGTACGTGGAGGAAGAAAATGGCGAAGGGATGCAAGGGGCGGAAGCCTCCGAAGAAGTAAATGCCGTTCATGACTAATGGAAAAAGAGATTATAAACGCGAACTACAGTGGGAGAAAAAGAAAAAACCCACACGTGTAAAGGATCGTGCAGCTAGGAATTCTGCTAGAAAAAAACTAGGTTTAAAAGTAGGTGATCCACGTGATGCAGGTCATAAGAAGGCTAGGTCTAAGGGTGGTGGTAACGGTTTGGCTAATCTGTTTATTGAAAATGCCAGTGAAAACCAAAGCTTCAGTAGAAATAAAGATGGCTCAATGAAGAGTGAGACCTCTAAGAGGGAACGTAAGAAAAAATAATGGTACGGTTCGTTCAGTGGTAAGATGTCTGACTGTGAATCAGAAGACTAGGGTTCGATTCCCAACTGTACCCCAAGGAAAAACATGATAGAGTTAACTAAAGATTTGATTAAGGGCTTCGTAGGTAGTTGTCTGGTATCTGGATTTGATGGTAGTAAGGCTATTCCCCCACTTCATGAAGAAATGTGGGATTTATGCTGTTCTAAACACAAATATATTGCCATAGCTGCCCCACGTAGACATGCAAAATCAACTGCTGTCACCTTATCTTATACTTTAGCCTCTGTACTATTCAGACAAAGTAAATTTGTCGTTATTGTTTCCGATAGTGAGTATCAAGCAGGGATGTTCTTAGGTCAAATCAAGACAGCCCTAACTGAAAACAAAACTCTCATTGATTTATTCCACATTAAGCGGAATGAAAAAGGAGAAGTAGTCTTTGTTAAAGAAACAGAGACTGATATTATTGTTGAAACAGAAGATGGTCATAAGTTTCGTATTATTGCTAAAGGCTCTGAGCAGAAGCTTCGTGGTTTACTATGGAATGGTCAACGTCCTGACTTAATGGTTCTAGATGATATGGAATCAGATGAGCAGGTAATGAATAAAGAACGTAGACTTAAGTTTAGAAAGTGGTTCTATGGTGCTTTAGTACCAGCTCTTTCTGAACATGGTAAGATTAGGTATGTAGGTACTATTCTACATCAAGACTCCATGCTAGAAAACCTAATGCCTAAAGAGTTTGGACCTTACACAGTAAGAGAAGAACTTAAAACCTATGCTACCAAGTATCTAGGTTTATGGCGTAGCGTTAAATATAAAGCACATAACTCTGACTTCTCAGAGATACTATGGGCTGACATGTGGTCTAAAGATACACTAATGAGTATGAGAGAGGATTATCTAGCTAGAGGTCTTCCAGAACAATACTCACAAGAGTTTCTTAATATACCTATTGATGAGTCTACTGCTTATTTTAAACGACATGACTTTATAGCAGAACACCAGGATGATAAAAAGAAAACATTAAACTACTACATCTCTGGTGACTTTGCTATCTCGGAAAGAGATAGAGCTGACTATACCGTATTCGTTATTGGTGGTATGGATGATGCTGGTTATCTCCACATCAAGAATGTTATTCGAGATAGAATGGATGGTGAGGAGATTGTCCGTACTATGATTGGATTACAAAAGGTATATCAACCTATTGCTTTTGGTATAGAAGAAACACAAATTACCAAAGCTATTGGACCATACTTAAACAGAGCTATGGTTGAATCTGGTGTATACCTTAATCTAATTAAGATGAATCCACATAAGACTGATAAGCAGTCTAGAGCGCAATCTATACGTGCTCGTATGCGTGCTGGTGGTGTTAAGTTTGATAAGACGGCTGACTGGTATAATACTTTCGAGGATGAGTTACTCTCTTTCCCACGAAGTAGACATGATGACCAAGTGGATGCTCTCTCTTATTTAGGACTTATCTTAGATAAAATTATAGAAGCTCCTACGCAACAAGAGCAGGAAGATGATGAATACCAACGCGAGTTAGAGGAATCTGGCTCTTTGTTTACCGGGAGAGACTCGACTACGGGTTATTAGAATGAAACTAGAAAAAATTATTGACAACATCAATGTAGCAGAAGACTTAGATAAGGAAACTCTACAAGATATAGGTAACAAGGTAGTTATCGGCTATGAAGCTGATTTACTATCTAGGGTAGCTTGGGAAAAGGACTTAGAGAAATGGACCAAGCTAGCATTACAAATTGTAGAAGAAAAGACATTCCCTTGGCGGAATGCTGCTAACGTAAAGTTTCCACTACTATCTACTGCTTGTATGCAGTTTAATGCTAGAGCTTATCCAACACTAATTCCATCTGATGGTAGTGTTGTTAAGTGTCGTATCATAGGTAGTGATGCTACTGGTGAGAAAGCACAGAGAGCTTGGCGTGTGGGTAAGTATATGTCTTGGCAGATTCTAGAAGAGATGGATGATTGGGAAGAGCATATGGATAAGTTACTTCTAATTCTTCCTATTACTGGTACTGCCTTTAAGAAGATTTACTTTGACCCACAAACACAGAAGAACTGTTCTAAACTCATCTTTCCAACAGACCTAGTTGTAAACTATTGGGCTAAAACATTAGAAGACAGTGAGCGTATTACTGAGAGATTCTTTCTTTCTAAGCGTAAGATTATTGAGCGTCAACGTAGTGGTTTATATCGTGATGTAGATTTAGGTGATGCTATTAGCTATGAAGTTAATAAGTCACGGGATGTTACACAACCAACTAATGATGACACCACCCAGCACCTTCTACTAGAACAGCATCGCTTTCTAGACTTAGATAAAGATGGATATGAAGAGCCTTATGTTGTTACTGTAGATAAGTATACAAAAGAGGTACTACGTATTGTTCCTAGATTTACTAGAGAGTCAATCAACGTAGATGAAAAGAATAAAGTTGTTTTTATTATACCAGATCATTATTATGAAAAATTCTCATTTGTACCTAACCCTGATGGTGGCTTCTATGATATCGGGTTTGGTCGTTTACTTGGCTCCATCAATAGTTCAGTTGATACTTCCATTAATCAACTCCTGGATGCTGGAACACTAAGTAATTTACAATCAGGTTTTATTGGTAAAGGTCTTAAAATTAAGATGGGTGAAAGCTCATTTGCTCCTGGTGAGTGGAAGGCGGTTAATGCTACTGGTGATGACATCAAGAAGCAAATATTCCCACTACCAACTAAAGAGCCTAGTCCAGTACTAATGAATCTACTTACCTTCTTGGTACAGTCTGGTAAAGAGTTAGCCTCAGTAGCAGAGATTATGACTGGTAAAATGCCAGGTCAGAATACCCCAGCTACCACTACAATGGCTACTATTGAACAGGGTATGAAGGTATTTACTGCAGTATACAAACGTGTTTATAGATCACTAACTAAGGAGTTTAGAAAACTTTACAAGTTAAATAAACAATATACTAATCCAGAAACATATGTAGCCATCTTAGATGAGAAGGTTACTCAAAGTGATTTCCAAGGACAGGAAAATGATATTGTCCCTGCTGCTGATCCACAAGCTACGGCTGGTCAAGAGAAGCAGATGAAGGCTCAGTTCATGATGCAACTTCTATCACTAGGTACACTCAATCCTATCCAAGTTACTGCTTATATCTTAGATGCTTATGAGATTCCTAATAAGGAACAGTTTATGATTCAACAACCCCAAGGTGATCCTGCTGCTGCTCAAGCTCAACAAGAGTCTGAGATGAAGAGTAAGGAAATGGAAATGAAGATGCAGCTCGCGCAGACGCAAGCGCAACACAAAATCCAGGTTGAAGAACTTAAAGCTAAGATTGGTATTGCTGAAGCAGAACAAAAGATGGCTTTAGAAGCACAATCTAGAGAACTTGATATGAAGTATAAGCAGATGGAAGCCATCTTAAAAGCTAGAATAGCACAAGAGCAACACTCTGCTAGTCTAAGTCAGCAATATGACCAACATGCATTAGGTATGGCTACAAAAGCTAGAGAGCACACACAGAAGATGCAACAAAAACCTAAAGAGAGTAATAAGTAATGAACTTTGGACAAGCAGTAGAAGCCTTAAAAGAAGGTAAACATGTTACTAGAGTTGGTTGGAATGGAAAGGGAATGTATCTATTAAAAGGTACAATAGACTTTCATATGTATCCGGATGAAGTAGAGATGTTTACAGTAGCTCCATATATTATAATGAAAACTGCACAAAATACTTTAGTTTATGGATGGCTTGCTTCACAAACAGATATTTTTGCAGAAGACTGGGAGATAGTTTCTTGATAACCAAAGACGAATTCGTAGGATGGAAAAATAACGAGGTAACAGAGGCATTTCTAGATGCTTGTATGACAAGACTAGAGGATGCTAAAGATATTTTAATTAACCAAGCGGGCCTTGATAGCGATCAGGATAATTTCTATAGAGGATTTATCCACGCATATAGAGAGATGTTAACATTTACAGTTGAGGATATAGAGTGATAGTTCCATCTGAAAAGAGGAAAATTATGGTTATAGTACCATTTTTGCACAGAGTCTTAGTAAGACCTACTCCAGTAGAGTTAAAGTCAGCAGGTGGTATTATTCTTTCTTTAAATGAAAAGAGAGAACAAGCAGCCGCTGAAGAAGGTACTGTTATTGCTTTAGGAGATACCTTTGGTATTGACTATAAGACAGAGGTACTACCTAACGTAGGTGATAGAGTTTACTTTGCTAGATATGCAGGTAAATGGATTAAAGAAAACGATGAAGACTTAGTTCTTCTAAACGATGAAGACATTTTAGCAATAATTAAGGAATAACATGGGTCAAGAAACTGAAGTAGTTGTACAGACAGTTGAAACTACTGCTAGAGAGCAGGGTTGGAAACCTCTGGAAGAATTTGATGGTGATAAAAGTAAATGGGTATCCGCAGAAACATTCGTAGCTAAGGGTGAGTTAATCTCTAAGATTGAGTCTCTTGGTAAGAAGTTAAAGGATGCGGATAAAGCTATTAAGATGCTAACTGAGCATCACCAAAAGGTTAAAGAGTCGGAGTTCCAACGTGCCGTTCAATATTTGAAGACACAAAAGAAACAGGCTTATGAGGCCGGTGACGTAGATAAGATCATTGAGATTGATGAGAAGATTGCCGAAGTAAAAGAAACTCAAAAAGCTCAGATAGCTGATGAAGCTAAAGTAGAACCAGTGGTTCATCCATCCTTCCAGAAATGGCAAGATGAGAACAAGTGGTATACAACTGACACTGAGATGAGAGCTGATGCTGATGCTTTTGGTAATGCTTATGCTGCAAACAATCCAGATAAAACTCCAGAAGAGGTACTAGATTACGTAAGTAAGAAAGTAAAACGTCTGTATAAAGATAAGTTTGAGAATCCAAATAGAAGTAAGGCTTCCGCCGTAGAGGGTGGTGGTAATAGACAGGAGACTTCCAATGAGTCTTTTGCCCTCTCAGAAGATGAGAAGCGAGTTATGAATACCTTTATTAGAACTGGTATTATGACTAAAGAAGATTACATTAAAGAACTAAAAAAAGTAAAAGGAATTGATTAATGGCTAATGTCAAAAGACCCAATAGAACTCCTCTCGGTACAAGAAACCGTCTAAATGTTAAAGGTAAGGAAGCCGGATTCCATTACCGTATTGTTAATGACAATGAAGGACGTATACAAGACTTCATTGATGCAGGATATGAAATTGTGACAGATACTGGTGTATCTGTTGGAGATAAAAGAATTGCAAACCCAACTCAGGAAGGTAGTCCTGTAAAGGTTCATGTAGGTGCTGGACAACAAGGTTATCTAATGCGTATCAAAGATGAATGGTACAAAGAAGACCAAGATGCTAAACAAGCACAGATTAATGAACTTGAGGATGGTATGAAAGCCAAGGCTAAAGAGGAATCTTTCTATGGAAACATTACTATAACTAAATGAGGTGGAATTTTTGGAGGATTTAAAATATGGCTAATTATGCCGCTGGCTTTCGTCCAGTAAAATCTATTACCGGACCTTATACTGGTCAGGCTAATATTTATGTTGTTCCTGGTGGTGAAACTGTTTCTGTAGCTGTAGGTGATTTAGTTAAACCATCTGACTCTGCTGCTGTTGGTGGTTATTCTGCTGTTGAGGCAGTAGCAGGTGTTGCTGATCCTATTCTAGGTGCTGTTGTTGGTATCTGTATGACTGTACCTGATGGTTCTATGACCAATGGTGCTAGTCCAGTACTAGATACTCCTGTATTTATTGATGGTGCTGTTACTGGTGCTCGTTATGTTTATGTTGCTGATGATCCTCAACTGATCTTCCAGACACAGGCATCTAGTACCTATACTGCCGATCAGGTTGGTCTAAATGCACAAGTTACTTTTACAGGACCAAATACATCTACAGGTGCTTCTCAAATGAAGATGGATACCACAACCCTAGCTGTAACAAATACCCACGGCCTACGTCTTGTTGGTGTTGTTCAGTCACCAGATAATACCCTAGGTGCTGCTGGCTCTGCTGTTCTAGTTAAGATTAATAGACATGCATTTGCTAACCAGATTGCTGGTGTATAACAATAACTAAAGGAGAATAAATTATGGCTGTTATGACTACTTCTAGTTTTGCCAAGGCCCTTAATTAAAATTGCCAGGGGGCACTGAGGAGAAATCCTCTTTATAAAATCCATCGAATTGCGGGGACATCCAGAACGGACAATCCGCAGCTAAGCCGGGAGGCACATGATTATTTACAGAGTTGTTAATAAGATTAATGGAAAATCGTATATAGGTCTGACTACATTATCTTTAGCAGAGAGAAAACACAAACACTGGTTAAACTCTCGCAATATAGATAAAAATAAAAAACAGGCTTTGTACTTAGCTATATCTAAGTATGGTTGGGATAATTTTGATTGGCAAGAACTATGTTCTGCCCTAACTAAAGAAGACTTAATAGAGCTAGAAAAACAATTCATTCAGGAGTTTGATTCCTACAACAATGGGTATAATAATACTATTGGTGGTGAAGGAGTTAATAATCCACGTAAACTTGAAAAATATATTATTAGGTTTCCTGATAACAAGGTTTATGTGGTAGAGGGGTATAAAAAGTTTTGTAGAGAGTTTAAGTTAAATGAAGGAAATTTATGGAATACATTCCAACCTTATAAAAGAACTTATACTATAAAAGGAAAACATTATACTTACTGGATGAAAGGTAAATCTTGTAAAGGTTATGTGTTACTCGGAAAGTTCAACGACTATCTGGGAACAGAGTACCTCCATGTGGAGGGAAGCGGTGGACTCCAAACAGAGATAAATGCCTGTATGGATGATGATATAGTCTACTCTAATGAGGAATCATTAGCAGAGGGAAATTTACCAAGTCCCTCGGATGAAGATTAACACTCTTTATTGAATAAGCACCGGCTGGCCTGGTGTAAACGCTTGGTATGGTAAAGAATACGGTGACTATGCAACCGAATGGGATAAGCTGTTTGAAAAGAACACTTCTACCCGTGCATATGAAGAGGATGTTGGTCTAAGTTCTTTTGGTCTGGCGCAAGTTAAGGCTGAGGGTGCTCCAATTGCATTCGATAATGAGAGACAAGGCTTCACTTCTAGATACAACCATCTAGTATATGCCCTAGGTTTTATTATCACTAGAGAGATGTTTGAAGATGACCAGTATGATGTTGTTGGTCAGAAGAAGGCTCAGGCGCTAGCTCGTTCTATGCGTCAAACTAAGGAAATCGTTGGCGCAAATGTGTATAATCGTGCTTTCAGTACTTCTTATGTTGGTGGTGACGGTAGCTCACTAATTGCTGGTGATGGTGGTGGTTCTGCATCTCATGCTACTGTAAGTGGTGGTACTTTTAAAAACTGTACTTCTGTAGCTGCCGACCTTTCTGAAGCTGTTCTTGAACAAGCTTCTATTGATATTGCTGCTATGCGTGATGATAGGGGTCTGCTAATTGCTGCTAAACCTCGTAAGCTTGTTATTCCTGCTGCACTACAGTTTGAAGCTAAGAGAATTCTTGGTACTGATGGTAGAGTAGGTACTGAGCTTAATGATCTAAATGCCATTAAGACTATGGGTATTATCCCTGAGGTTGCTGTTAACCACTATCTAACTGATAACAATGCTTGGTTCATCCTAACTGATGTTAAGAATGGTCTGAAGTATTTCGAGCGTCGTGGTGATAACTTCGATATGGATAATGATTGGGACACTGAGAATGCTAAGTATAAGGCTACTGCCCGGTACTCATTCGGTTGGACTGATCCTCGTGCTATCTACGGTTCTCCTGGTGCTTAATCTATGAATGTACTAACACCACCCGCAGTCAGTACCCTAACTAAAATGGGTACTATTGCAAGAACTGATAATGGAACCGTTAAGTTTGGTTTACCAAAAGGCGCTATTATCTGTGGTGTTTATGTTATTCAAACTGTGGCCGCAACTACTGCGGTCGCTACTGTAGACATAGGCATTACAGGATCAGCCGCTGCACTAGCTAATGACTTTACAATGGGTACTACTTCTGTAGGTTATGCTGTTGTTGGTGCTGCTGCCGGTGCATCTGTTGGAGCTAAACTTACTTCTGATGTAGATGTAACTGTTACCTATGCTGTTGGTTCTTCAACAGCAGGTGGTACTGGTTTCTTTAAAGTGGAGTATTACATTCCACGACCAGGTTCTGCACTTTAAGTTGAACTAACCCAAAAGGGGGAGAGATTAAAAACCTCTTCCTCTTTTTTTTTAT